TCCATAGCAACCACTGCATCAGATAACTGTGCGATAGATTGTGATCCACGTAGATGGGCAAGGCTTACCTCTTTACCATCCTCATGTCCCTTGTCTGCACCTGTCCTACGTAGGTGAGATACTAGCAACAGCGCCACGTTAGTTTCTTCCACGATGGATCGTAGCTTGGTCATCAGATTGTCAATGTTTCTACGTTCATCGTCACCCTCTAATCCCGATACTAGAATAGATAGGTGGTCAAGAAATATCCACTTGCAGTCTAAGGCTTTGATCATATAACGAATGCGACCAAGTATCTCATCAGTCTTCATGCTGCCAAAATGATCAAAAGCAAAGAACCTACGTGTACCTACCGTTGCCTCTTGCCACGTACTCAAGTCTTCACGGCTGTACTGTTCGCGTATCTCTCGTATATACAGTCTAGCGTTAGCTTCAACTGACATAAGATGAAAGATAGTCGAACGTACATTCTCTTCCAAAGATATTACACCTATGTTTTCTTCTGTGTTATTAAGTACATGGTGCATTAGTTCACGCATGACACTTGACTTACCCGTACCTGTACCTGCTGTAAATGTTACCAGTTCACCAGTACGTATACCGTACAGCTTTTCGTTTAGTCCTGAAAAAGGATAGAGGCAGGTCTTGTAGTTACCTTCCTCATACAATGCATCACCCATGTCAGCAAGGTTAAGTATACCTGCTGGTGTGTACATCTTAGCATTCCACCATGCACGGGTAAACTCTTCACGCTTACCATTCTGAATGTATTCACAAGCATCTTTGTACTCAAGGTGAACGATCTTGCATTGGTTAGGTTCAAACAAAGAGGCAACCTGCTTTGCTGCCTTGCGTCCTGAATCATCATTGTCAAAGCACAGGACGATGTTCTCGTACTGAGATAAGTATTCTAGGTTTGCTTTGCAGTTGCGTAATGCTGATGCTGCGCCATCCTTGATGGAGAGGACAGGCCATTTACTGCCAAGCATTTCATATGCTGCAAGTGCATCTAGTTCACCCTCACAGATGGTAACGTACTTACCACCCTGATTGAATAGGTTCTGTCCAAAGAGTGTACCCTGTCCAACATTACCAATAGCACGTATATCTTTGGGAAGATTACGTACCTTATCACCTACATGATTGTTGTCTTTGTCATAGTAAGGATATAGATGTTGGACAATCTTATTAGAGTTATCTTTTACTGTACGTACATTATACTTCTTACAAGTAGCTTCTGATATTTTACGATCAGGAATGCTAGTGATCTGTCCGTTAGCTGTCATTGGTCGTACTGTGCTTTGTTGTGGTTGCATTGTCATGTCTTCCATATCGTTTGGTTTAAAGTAAGTAGAACAACTGAAACACCATGAGTGTCCATCACTGTAAGTCATACATGCATCACTTGAATCACATGCAGGACAAGGACCACGCTTTACAACGTGGCTTTCCGTTTGCATCATAGTTTCACAATCCTATAAACAGTTTCGCTTGTGTCACCATAGACTGTCAGCTTACGCCGACTACGGCTTAATCTATTAGAGTATTTAAGATGGTTAGTCAAGGACTTTATTGACTCAAGAACATCACGCATCTCGTCTAGTGTTCCTGTATCAATAGATTGATTGATGGTCTTGTTCACCAGACGGTACATCTTTTCTCGTTCCTTTGTGTTTAAGTTTACGTGAGTAGAGTGTTTTGTCCTTGACTACCTTGTGTCCCAAGGCACGCATCCAACGCCAGTTAGGATCACGCTGCTTGGCTTTCTTCTTCATTGTACTTACTCCTCTTGGTTGTTTAACAACTCATCGACAAACGCCATATCACCTGCCATAATCTCCTCTGTTTCAATGGAAGCTAACTTCTTTGCTTCCTTTCTGTTATAACCTTCTTCCATGTAAGTAGACAGTAACTCACGGAAGATTGTCTTACGGTCTTTTTCCCACAGGTTTTTCATTTACCCTGTCCTCTATATTTTTTCCAGTTCTTACGCTTGTGTTTGTTCTTTGGATTAGTGTTCTTTGAATGACCAATACTAGTTTGTTGGTGCTTGTTCAGTTCAATCTTTCTGTTATTTCCTATTTCTTTTTTACTCGCCATTAGTTAATGCTTCCCATGATACAGGATATAAATCCTTAATGATTGCGTTCCATTTCTCTGCTAGTTCTTGTATCTCTTTCTGTGCATGTTTGTCAATACGTAACTTATAAGCACGTGCAAAGGCAGACAAAGAACCAGTAACATAATAACTCGTATACATTGACTGAGGCAATACCATACGTGCCTGTTCAGGACACACACCTTTGTCCAAGAGATTTTCATATGTCCACTTGCATGTCTTCAATGCATGTTGGTACACATCAACTAATGCTGGTGGTATTCCTTGTATAGTAGGATTAATATCTATCTCTTTCTCACTACTACCTTGCTTGGCATTGTCTGCTTTACCTCTCCATGTATCTGGAGTGTAAAACTCTGGAGTGTCATCAACATACCGTCTACTAACTTCATTATAACTAAATCCTATTGTATGTTTGAACCTTTGTCTTGCAACAAAGATAGGTATGGTTTCACGTAGCGTTATCATGCAATGTGTGAATGGTGTGAAGTGATTGTGTTTGGCAAGGTAACGTATCAACGCAGTGTCTTTTGATGATAGTTCTCTGCGAACACTATGATTTACTTCCCAGTCACTCTCTTTGTCAAAGGATACACGCGCAGCGTTTACCACGGTTAAGTCTGTACCAAGACAAGAGATAAGTTCAGTTTTCATTTAATTTTCTCTGATATAATGTTTCTAATTCTGCTTCTACCATAAAAAGTTTTTCTTTTAAATAGTTTACTTGTTCAGTTAAGTTTTTTACTTTTTTATATTCATTATATAATTGTTCATTAAGTGTGCGAACTTCTCTTTTTAGAAGAGATACTTCTGTCATACCAGAAACTCCTTAACAATTTTATTTCTTATAGTTGTTATACCTTTTGCGATATGAAATAGATCATCATGCTGTAGCTTACTTGCAGGTTCAACATCATTTACCAAGTCCAATAAAGTATTTAATTCATTTACCAAACTAGGTATAACTCCTGTTGTATATCCACTCATTCTTATTTCCTCTTCATTGATTAACCCTAATAAGAATATACGTACTCTTGTAGGATCAAGATGATTTAATTCTACTCTGGATATTTCATCTACAAATTGTTTGATATTATCTAACAACATTAGAAGCTGTCCGTAAATCCAGAGTCAGGAAAGTCTACTTCAATATCTCGTTCACATATCTTCTTATTTCTAAAAGAACTAACATAGTTTATTAGACAATCTAGTTCAAATATTAAATCAGAAGATAACTGTTTTATCATTAGATTTGGATCGGCCAAACAATCTTTCACCAAATCTTCAAGAGCAACTTTAAATAAAGTTCTCAAGCCTTGATCATCTTCATGGTCATACACTGCCACGTACAGTCCATCATTATGTATCTCAAGTTGAACACGCGCAACTCGTTTCGGCATTTCTTTAACAAGCATAGTATTTCCTTTCAGTCTGTTGGGTATTCTACATCTTCACCGTGCTGCTTGACTACACTGATAAAGTTTGCATGATCCATTAACATATTAATAAGGGATTGTCTAGGTACTTTTACTTCTCTTGCATTCTTCCTTGCTTTGTCTGCTGCTAGATGTAACAGGTCAAAGTCTTCATCGCTTGTATATAGTTTCACCTTTCTATCCTTAATAAACTAGGGACAAGTCTACTACACTGGTGTAGTAAACCTGTCCCATTACAACAACTTAGTGGATGTGGTTTAAGTAGGAGGGAACTTCAAACTTATGTTCATTTTCCCACTCTTCAAGACCATTGAGAAAGTCATTAATATCTTCAATGTCTACCTCTTCCAAGTAGTCAGCATCTACAACATCCATGAGATATGCACGCATATAACTTGGAATATCTGTGTGGTCTTTGTAATCGTAAACCATATTACTATCCTTTCTATTTGTTGTTATGCTACTTCAAGATAGTCAGCAAACACCTTGCTACCAAGCCACTTGCTTACCTGCTCTTGACGCTTGAACAGTGTACCATTGTCACCTGCCTTAGTCAAGTCGAAGCGACCGTCATCACCGTGGCTGGCATAGTGGGTCATAGCTGATACAACTGAAAAGATATTCTTTCCACGTGTCTGTACCTCGTCAAGGTACTGTGCAAACAGACGATCCGACAGACCATTACGTTTCTTAGGATCATCTGTCGTACCAGTGGTGAGAGTACGAAACAGGTGCATCACCTTACGACTGTCCCAGATGCGAGTGTCTGCCCACTTCTGATACTGATCGACAATATGTTTGTGACGCTCAATGCTATCATCGAATGCCTGAATAAACCCATCGACTTGGAAGTTCTTGGTGTGACGCTTACGTGCTACATCAAACTGTCCACCAATCTGTCCATTGGTGCAGAAGAAATCAATCACTCCACCATAGAAGACAACAGAAGAAGAACCATCAAAGGTATTCTTCATAATGTACCGTAGACCAATGTCAGTACTGTGTCCTGTTTTAGTTTCAACAGTACGTTTCATCTTAGGTAGAACGTACTCTGCATAGCAGACTGCACCATTCTTGGTGATATGATCTTTGATCTGTACATCTTCCAACACTGACGGATCGAAGTGATTGACCATCTGTTCTTGCAAGGGAATGAGAACCTCTTCGTTCTCAACTACTCGGTAGTTAGACTTAACGATGGACAGACATGTGTCCTCCTCGCTAATGCCATCACCCTTGGTCAGCATCTTGTAGTTCTGTGGCACAAGACCACTGATGATACCAACAACTTCCTGCTCGAAAACAGGAAAGAAAATTTCACGGTCATTCTTCGTTGTAAGATGATCCAACATCTTGCTTCTCCTTGTATTTGGTTGCTTCAATAATTGAACGGAATAGTTTAGTCCTAGTTCTTTCCCGTCCATCTTCACTGACAGAGACAATTATAACTCTATAATTATCTTTGTCAAATTTTTCTATGTAAGAATAACAACTGTCTTTCATAGTTATTCTTTCTTCTCTAACTTGTCAAGTTTTTCTTTTACATCTTCTAATTGCATGTAGTTGACTACACTATGTGAACCAGAAGTAAGTAACATAGCAGGGGTTAGGCAACCTGACAAGACTGTTGCTGCCACCATGATGGCGATCCATTTTTCCATTTTGCAAACCTTCCTTTCTCTCCAATATAATAATTACGGTATGCCCTGATAACATTGACACTTTTATATTCATTAGGCATACATTGTGGTGGGTCTTCCCAACCTGTTGCTCGTAGTTCGTGAGGCAGATGCATTAAGTTAGAAACAATTCCTTTCGCCTCTGTTGCATGTATCTTTCTATATCTTTTGCTGTACTCACGGCAGGTATGGGACAGCAGTCTATACAACCAACGATAGTGACGCTTACTCTGCCTTGCCCACACTGCTGACGGGTGGTTCTTGTGCGTTGACTTGTAACATTCGATGCTTGGCACACCGTCAAGTTCATGGTGTGCAGTGGACAACAACTGTGCATACTCAAGAATCATCTTGACAACATGCTTGTCGCAATGATATTCTGCACATATTTGTGGGTCGTTGTGTAAATAGAATATATTCATTCTTCCTCTTCTCCGATAGCTGTAAGAACATCCTTTAACTTAAAGCCAAGACGAACAAGTCCTTCGACATATTCGTCTTTGCTTATTACACCATAGTCATAAAGCACGTGAAGTTTATCTACCTTTCTCTGCCAAAACTCTTCGACAGGTACAACATTACTATCGTTCCGTTTGTTCAATCGACATACCATTCTGCTCTCTCCATGTGTCACAGTACTCAATGTACTCTGATTTTCTCCGCATAAGATCGAAGTACCAACGAGGCATACGATCATAGCGGCGTTCCATTTCGTCACACCATTCAAAGAATGTCATCATCTTTTTATACTCCTTACACCTACGCTGCACACTATCATTAGTATACCATACAGCATTACAGTTACCGAAAGCCAATGCTCTTGCATTGACTCGTTGTAATATGTGCCATGCAAACCTGCAATAGCACATATTACACCAATAACAAGCATGAGGTTAGCCATCTACTACACCAGTGTAGTCTGTGGATAACAGGATACGACTCTCCTCACCGTAACCATCTTTGTACAGATTAGCAATTATTTGTTCTTCACCATCCTCATCGATGGCAACAACACTAACGGTGTGGAAGTAACCCTCCTCCACCCTGTCAGTTTTGACAGTGTTCTGTACTAGCTTTAATTTGCTTACGCCAAAGATACTTTGTGGACCAACTCTCATTGTCTTACTCCTCTTCCAGTAGTTGTACAATAAAGTTTATTTGGTTGTCATCTAATACCCTCTCCATATTTTGAAGATGCGTATCGTTACTTTCTTTTAGTTCACGCCGGATTTGTTTGATTGATTTACTCGTTAGTACATTATAGATTTGATGCATGGTCTTACTCTTCATCTTTCACAGTTAACATTTCATCATAGATGTTTGATAACTCACCTATAATATCGGATAGAAAATCTAAACGATATATAGTTACAGCTTGTTCGTAGGCATAGTCTTCATTTGATACACCACTTAGATCAATTTGACTTTGTTTCTTCCACTCTTCAAGTCTCCGTTTTGTTGTTGGTGAGGGTCGTGCCTCACCATAAACATCCGACCATGTAAATGTTATGCTTTCAGTCATGTCTTTTACTCCTCATCGTATCCTTTACGTAAGATAGTATGTGTTACCATCGTAGATTGTTACATCTACTTTGTCTTCAATATCTTCGTCCTTCCAATCGTAATCAGACAGTTTGCTTGTTTCATCCTCTGCTTTGTTACGAATGTATTCTATTTCAGAGGTGGTTAGTTCTCTGTCACTTTCAATAGTGACAGTAGCACTTTGTTGAACAGTACGATACACTGTCACTTGATACTCTTTCATCACAAATTCTCCCGTATTTGGATCGTTATCACCACTGCTAACGATTCTATTTTATCTTGAATATCAGTGTCAAGTTCAAATCCATAGGCTTGTCCTATGTCTTCGTACACCTTGTCGAATGCTTCGACCACGTTTAGATACAGCATGTGCTTTGCTGCTTCGTTACCTTCATGTGACATGATCTTAGTCCTATCGTTTAGTTTCCCAAAACAGTTCGGCAACCTTCTGCCTTTCTTCATCGAACAAATGATGCCAAGGTTTATAATCGAAGTACTCATCATCAATACTTTGATACCATTCTTTAATACGTTCTTCGATATCTTTCTCCATATCAGTCATCATTATCTTATCCTTTCCTATCTACAACGTCTACTAACACCCATTTAGGATAGTTCCACAGCGCAAGAAGATCATCCTCCGCACTGCTAAAGTCCCAATCGTACCAATCAGCAGCGGACCATTGCTGCCACTTGTTCCAACGTCCATCAGGACGCTTAGAATATTCTACTTTTGTATGGTACTTATTGAAAGCCATATGCTTTCTCCTTTTTGTTTTACTACACTAGTGTAGTGTATCAATTACAAAACCAGTCGTATCTTTCTTGGCCTTGCCTTTGGCATATAGTGCTACGACTACATTGCTAGGATCAAGAAATCGTAGATCGTCCGCGTCACCGTCTATGACCTTGCGTCCCAAAAATTCTTTGGGAATATTGTTCTTGTCCCTAAATACTACCGCCATATTAACACCGTAGTCGTTGGCGTATCGCACTACATTGTCTCGATATGCATCGTTCGCTTCCGAGTAAGACAAGGTAAGGTGATAGTTACTAGGCCAGTTCTTAGCCACCCTGTTGTATACTTTGGTGTAGTCATAGAACTGAATAGCAGGATAGTCTACTATAATATTTATCCAGTTATAGTCACTTGTCCCATTCAGTCGCACTACTGGCTGTATTCCCTTACGTTCACAATACTTCTGGAACTTGTCCAAGTCTTTACGCAATAGGAAATTAAATTCTGCTGGCACTTGTAGCAGCAGCTTAGACTTTCTGTGTCTTGCCGCTTGCACATTATTGAATGCGCCGCGACCTGCGGTATTCAAACATCCCGCTTTGCAACCAGCTTGTCTTGCCATAGGACATAGAAAATCATCCGGCAAGAGGTACAGAATAGCAGTCAAATATTCTGACCCATCGCCCTTGATAGTCTTTGCATTGTTGCCAACACCAATCAATTTGTAGTTACTCATTGCCTTGCTTCCTGTTCTGTTACACTAGTGTAGTCTACTACCATTCTCTAGGTGGCGATACTTTCGTATCTTATACTCTTTACCATTCATTCGGCAAGTCCCACCATTTGTGAACAGTCCAGTAGGTAAACTGATGCTGCCAACTCGACAGTATCTACCCTTGCAATCGTGTCCCATGATAAAGACACGTTGAAAACCATTCTTATGATCGTTCCTCGCCGCTGCTATACTACCTGCCGCGCCGTACTCAAACGGTGTTTCCTTACCGTCTATGTATAGAGTAGGTGTGTGTTTCATTGCATCAGTCCTTTTCAATCTTCATTGACAGTCGTTTCAATTCTTCGTCAAGTTCCTCGTCCGACATTTCTGTCAGCCGAGAATACTTGCACCTAAAACCGTACACGCTTTTGTGCATATTGTATACGGCTTGTTCCGTAAAGTACCTATCAAGTTGGTTAGGCTGTCGGATACCATAACCCGCCCAATGCTCAAGGTCTTCCGTGATCATGCCAATCACAAGACCTTCTTCTTCTTCCATCTTTGCGGCAGCTTCTGCATTGATTAGCTTGATGTGTTCCAACAATGTCATCGTATTACCTTTGGTTTTGGGTTTTCGTGTTTGCGGTGTTGAATCTTTTCTGCCTCGTTAAGTATCCATTCATCTTTATATCGAGACATAAAGGTAAAATTAAAGTTACGTTCTTCCTCGGGACAATACCTAGCTAACGTAAACTTGTGCCAGTTCTTCCACTCATTCCATGTCATAGGAACATAGTTGTTTCTTTTTGCATGGTCAAGATGACCATGATACAACGTGTCCCAGCCACGCCACCGTTTTCGCCTGTCCATTATATCAATCCTCTAGCCATTCCCTAAAAGTCTTAGGGTGTTCATGCTTTGCTACGCACCATACGTAGCACTCATATTTTTCTATAAGTTTAGGCGGCGCACCATTCACCCCTGATGGGCAACTAACGCTTCGGTTCATAAGTTTTTGATGATACAAGAAACGCCTGATACTTGCGTTTGTTTTGAACATTTCTCTTTTCCCTTTGGTTAGACTACACTAGTGTAGTGTGTAGCGTGTCGATGAATTTCTTCGCTGCTCTTAGGCCAACGATGTAATCGTCCGCATCGTTTGGCGCAGGGTGAT